GTCCGCGAAGTAATCAACGTCGTTGGCCTTTTCACTCAGGGCTTTGCCGTAAGCATTGATCGCCGGGAGCTCTGACTCGAAGATCCCGCGGCGCTCCGCATTGTTGTAGAACTCACTGGCAGGACCGTACTCGAAACCGTGCTCGTGTGCCTCATCCGTCCACCGGTAGCCTGCGCGGTTCTCAAAATGCTGCACAAAGGTATCGTCAGACCATGAGCCGTACTCGATGTTGTCAGACCCGAGGAAGTACCGCACAAAGAACATCTTCCGGCGCAGGATCGAGTCATCGTACACGAAGAAAGACTCCATCCTGTCGACCTTCGCGATGCCGATCTCGCCGTCCTCATCGTTGTAATACAGCTCATGGCATGCGCCCTGGATGTCTGCGCCCTTGGAGATCTCCGAGTTGAGGTCATCCATGTGGTTGTACTGGTCAAGGTATTCCAGATACTGCGCGACACGCTCCTCGTCCGATGTGACCTTGATGGGGATACCTGTGCAGAATCCGTTAAAGGTATCTACCAGGTACTTCGCGAAATTGATCGGGATGCGGTTGTCCGGCTTGTATGCAGGCTTAGCTTTCGCTAGAAGGAAGGGATAGACGTTCTTCTCGTAGGCGTCCTGCTGTGGCTTCAAGCGGAACTGCACGAGCTGCTTATGCTTGGAGATCAGCTTGGACAGAAGGTTAATATCCATCTCTGTCCCTGCGGGCACGCGCAGGACATCCTCCACAGTGATCGCCTGCTGTAATATCGTTGAGTCCGGCACCCAGATGCCGGCATCTGTAAATGCCATAACTCAAATACCTCCACTAACGGGGTTGTATTCCATCGTCTGCGGATTGTAGAAGCAAAGCGTCAGTGAATCCGCACAGTCAGGAGACCCGAGCCCCCGCTTTTTCATGTCTTCTTTTTTCTCGAGCGCAATCCGCCCGCGGCTGGTCAGATGATACTTGCGGTTTGCCAACTGCTTTATGAGCTCGTCATCCTGAGGGATCTGCAGGGCTGGCTCCTCGCCCCTGGCCTTTGCCGAGAAGGTCTGCTCCATCAGCTCGCGGATATTGCCCCACATCTCCGCGCCTGCGTTCTCATAATGCGCGTCCATGGCCTTCCCGGAGTTGTTGCAGGGGATGACCTCAATCGGCAGCCCCTCGTCTTCTACGACTTCCCTAAGGCGGTCTGTGACGCCTCCGCCGACGCCGGTATCATCGATCCGGACACGGCAGCGGCCAGTAACAGGCGAGCCGTACTCGTCGTATATGCCCGGATGCCTGCCCGTCCAGTCCGCGATCCAGGCTTTGCAGATCTGCAGGATATGTCCGACAGTCTCCATCGTGGACTGCTTTGCGTACTTCAGCTGCGGATCCACGCGCATCCCGTGCCGTGTCGTGATGATGGTCTTGTCATCGCCGAAGCGGGCGACGTCGACGCCGACGTGGAGCATGTTGCTGTCCGGGACCGTAACGGGATCGTGACAGCCTTCTGCGTATTCCAGAGGGATGAAGGCATCGAGCCCGCCCTTGGGAAACTTACCGTCCACACGGACTCGTACAACATCGGAATCCTTGCCATACTTGGCTTCAAGCATCTCGATGTTGTCCCGGCTCGTGCGCTTCGAGTCCCTGGAAGAGACCGTCCTGGTCTTCCACCGCTCGCGGTCCTTGTTGAAGGCATCATAGAACACGCCCTCTGTCCGGTTCGGGTTCCCCATCAGCAGGAGCCGGTTGTCGATGCCGGTCAGCGTACCGAGGATCGCCTCCATGATCGGATCAGATACACCGGATGCCTCGTCCACAATGATCAGCATATGATCTTCATGGAAGCCCTGCATGTTCTCTGGCTTTGTCGCCGTCTTCGCAGTGGCAAACCAGCGCTCTGAATCGCCGTTCATGTAGACCTTGGTCTTTGTCCAGGTCAGCAGGTCCTTTACCTTGGAGGACTGCAGCCACTTGGCGATCTCCGCCCAGAGGACGTCGTACAGCTGCTGCATGGTCGGTGCCGTGCAGATCACCTTTGCGTACGGCCTGCAGCACAGGAACCAAATACAGAGCCCTGCCTCGAGGGCTGTCTTACCGACTCCCTGACCGGACTTCACAGCGACCTTGGCATGATCCTGCACATCTTTCGCGGTCGCGCTCTGCCATTCATCCGGATCCATATCGAGGACTTCCCGCAAAAAAAGAACGGGGTCCTTTGCGTATCTCATCGGCCCGTTCATTCTTCACCGTCCTTATTGTCCTTGTATCCGTCTATGATGGACTGCTTCCAGGCATTCAGGAACTCATTGTCCTGAGAGCCCGACCCACCGGCCTTCAATCGCTCGGTCTCTGCGATCAGCTTGTCTGTCTTTGCCTTCTGCTCCGGTGTCGCCATGTCCATGTGAGAGGCGAGCCAGTCCAGAGCCTTCATGCGGTCCGGGAGCTTGATCGTCACCCCATCGCGCCCCTGTTTTACCTCTCCGACCAGAGTCGTATCTATCTCGCGGGACTCTTTCAGCCGTACCACATTGACGGTCTGCATGAGGGTTTCCTTCTCACCGGTCAGCGGATTCGGAATCATCACAGGTCCGAACTGGCCAATGACAGGTTCCTCTTCCTGTCCCCAGCTCATGTAATCACCCATATCAGCAAAGGCAATGTCCATGTATTTCTGGAAGATGTCTTCCGGCTCAAGAAGGGCCTGAGTATACCGTTCCTGCTTAAGCCTGCGGATTTCGGCTTTAATCTTGGGATTTCTTAGGAGATCGCATCCACTCGACATTGCCGCCGCATAGCTGCATCCATAAGCCTTCTGGTAAGCACTCGTCGCATTGAACGATTTCGAAAAATAGATGCAGAATAATTTTTGACGATCGGTGAGTTCATCATTGTTCGCAATTGACCGCGCCACCTTCTCGGCGACCTGTTTAGTAACGTTACTTTTTACCACCTTAGCTGTTACCTTTGATTCGGTAACGTTACTTTTTGCCTCTTCAACAGGCTTTCGGAGAGGCTCACCGTCTTCCCACTTATCCTGGCTTTTCCACTTACGAATCTGCCCCTCGGAAACGCCAAGCTCTGCAGCTATATCCTTCAGTTTTTTCTTTTTCCCGGAATCGAGCCACAGCTGATATGCAAGGTCTCGCTCCGGACTGCGTGCCCTCGGCATCAGCTATCACCTCGCTTAAATAAAATTGGCGGGCCCTTCGACCCGCCTGGCATAGTTTATAACGCGCTATCGGCCTGCGCGGCCGGGATAAGCCCCGAGCAACTGTTTAGCAAAAACATGCCTTGGCATGTAAAAGGACGCTGTACCTGTGACAATACAGCGTCCTGACTCAGAGGAGGTACAAATGAAAATGCACAGGCCCTGCCCGCCCTTGTATGTGCACTATCACAATACCACAGAGTTTACTGTCAAACACTGTCAGGAGTGACAGAAATTTTCGAAAGCCCTATCCTCCTCCATCGATACACAGACTCGATAGACTTATCCATGATCTCTGCAGTCTTTTCGTAGGAATGATCGTCCACAAAATGGAGCATCAGCACTCTCCGCGCCTGATCATGGTCGACCGCGTTGATTGCCGTAGAAATCTCCCGCATCATGTCAAGTGCCCGGTTCTGTGCGACCTTCCAATCCTGGATCAGGTCATCGATGCGGGCAATGTAGTCTGACAGGTCACCGGTGCGGAACTGCGCCTTCGGCATATCTCCGTCCTCGTAACTGATTCCTTTGACTCCCATCATTTCGCTGCGGACGCGCTCGATCCGGAGCTCAACATCTCTTACCTCGTTCTTTGCCACCTGATACCGCGACAGGTACAATGCCGCCTCTCTCTGCTGTTCCTTAGCTGTCATCATTTACCCCTGAAAAAGTTTTCGCGCTCTCGGAGCTGCTTGCTGATATGTCTGTCCGCATACAACCTCGCCTTCCTCGCACCTATCTTTGCCGCCATGGTATCGAGCACCTGCCCGGTGTAGGTATCAATATTACTGCACCGCCCTGCCTCGCGGTCTGTGATCGCGTGGCGTTCAAAGTATCCCGTATCAGGGTCTCGCAGTTCCAGGTGGATGAGGATACCAGTGATGGGTGGCAATATCTTAATCTCGAGTCCGCTGTCTCGGGAATAGCTGATAAAATCAAACAAGAATTATCTCCTTTCCGGAGCGCCGCCGCCGAAGCGCTCCATGCAGTTTATGCTACTGGTACAATAGTGGTGTTATGCACGTAAATGCCACTTAGATATACAGCGAGGGAGTTTCTCCTTTCTATGTAGTGATTTGATTTATATGTTATGGCGGCATTGGTGACTGATTAAGATTCCTTCATCTTTTGCAGGACTTCTGCGATTTCGGGAAAGTGTCTGCCGGTCTTTGATACTGCGCTC